GTTCTGATGAAGGCTCTATGGGTGATGTCTCGACCACATGAATACTGTGAAATATCAATTTATTTGTGTCCTTGACTGCATTTGCATCTTTGGCGGACTCATCCATTCTGCGGAATAGGTCCATCATTAGGTTTCTTATTTCATAAACCTCTGTGATGTCTGTTGAGTAAATTGTAAATAGGACTTTTTCGCAGCATATTAACCAAATGTCTTCATATGACATTCCTATTTTGTCATAGACAATATGCTTTTTACCATTTAGGAATTGATCCATTTCTGGTGATTGCTGTACTGGAATGATTGGTACTATCTCTGTTCCAAGATTATCTGAGTAGTAATTATATGGATCAAATATTCCCGCATCTTTTAATTCTTTCCACAAAAATTTACGAAGCTCGAACATTGCGTCTATTTTATAATCTACTGTCATAGTGAGCCTCCAAATGCTGCCTGTAGTGATGCATCCGCCTGTGCTCTTATTTTACCAGCACTAAAGCTATATTGCACCTTTTTTATATTCATTGGAAGATTTAGTGCTTTTGTCATTTTTGAATTAAATATTCTTTGTAGTCCAGATGATTTGATTGATGAGTTTACTAATTGCCCGCCAAAAAATCTTCCATATGATAATGAGAATTGATTTGTAGCTTGTGCTCCACCAGGCCTCTTAACGGTCACTGACGTACCTTTGGGCATAAACACGGTTTCACCATCTAGCTCAAATACTAGTCGCTCAGCAGACCTTGGGCGGATTACTATTGGCATTCCAGTCTCCATCACAAGAGCTTTATTTGCAAATATATATTTCTTTTTTTGTTTTTTATTTTTAGATGGTACCGAAGATTTGGATAACTTAAAGTCATAGTTTATTTTAAATGATAAGCCATCTAGATCTAGTCTTGAAAGTTTAAATAGTCTTGCTGTTGGTACTCCAACCTTATTCCATTCGTATACATGATGTAAAGATCTTGGCTTTACTCTTGCTTGTGAATCGATATAGTCGCCAAAGTCTTTTTCTATTTGATTAAATATTGTTGTTTTAAATAAATTCTTAAACTCAGCATTTGTTGTTAGCTTAGAAAGGACTGCTGCCTCATAATATAAAAATGCAGAAACTTGTGCTACTGTGCTATCCCTAAGAATTCCTGGGGCTGATCCAGCCATTAATCTTTCAAGTCCGCTGGCAGTTTGAATTAACGCTACGCTAGAATCCAATTTCCTGGTTCTCCGATCTCTTTGCAACAGAGTTGTATGCAAGAACATTACCAAATGGATCAGTAATCGGGGTAGAGCTTATGACTTCAAATACTGTCGGTGTATTGTTTGGGTAATTAATTTCTTTCCAAACCACATTGCCAGACATGTCTCTAACATTGGTAATCTTTTCTCTATATGTTATTTGATCAGGTGTTCTTATTTCAAGCATTTGTTCGTTCATATACTTATTGTTAAATATCTGCTTGTCGCCGCTTCTTCCAGAACCAGAATTTGAAATTATTCCTTTTGCCGCACATGGGACTGATCTAGTGAATATCCATTCTTTTTTAATGGCTCCAGTATTCTCATCTTGAGTGTCTAATTGAAGATAGATGTCTAGCTTCATTGGCATTAATGAAGTTGCTAGGCTCATTTTAGAACGCTACCATTCCATTCAATACATATGGTGATAGAAGCTGATCTGCGTACAGATTTCCAGTTCCTCTATGTGCGTCTTCCATAAACTCAAACTTCCAGTCAAATGTACTTATGTTCTTTACGTACTTATCTTTCCAAGCACGATCTTGATCAAAGAATTGTTTAATTAATATAATGCAAGCTTCTTCAACATTGTCTGGAACAGACGACCAACCAAATCTTCCAGCAATAGAGTATCTATAATCTTTTTTGAATGCGCCAGAATATCCTTGATCGTTAATTGTTGGAGGAACAAGGCCATTAGAAACATAAATCATATCATCCATTAAATCTTGTCTATTAACTCTAATTCCAAAACCAGATTCAGAAATTATTGGATTATATATCCAGTTATGAACATTATTAATATTGTCAACTAAAAGCACATCATTTTCATAAACTTCGTGAATTGCATTCATTTTAAATGGCATCGGCAAAATATTTGCTCCTGGACCATAAACTATTTGTGTGTCATCATAAAGGTAGAAAACTTGATTTGTGTAAATTTCAATAAGTTTTCTGGCATACTTTTCTGCCATTTGTAGCTCGTGATAAGATTTATAGTTTGGATCAGATGGATCAGTTCCAAAATTTAAATCATCAATGATATCTGATATATTAGCATACGGAGTTACAACATCTGTAAAATATACATGAGAAGCTTCATTGCCATCTACCTCATATTGCCATTCTACTTTAAATTTTCGATTTCTTCGGCATAGGCTGAAAGGCAAAATTACCTGATATGTTCCCATATCAGTTTCTAGCTTTGTAGCAGTAAATGTTCCAACTGGGACACTTGGGTTAACAGTAGGAGATATAGTATTATCTTCAGTAATATCATATACCACTGCTGTTACATCGCCATCTGCATCTACTAGTTCCCCGCCCCAAAATATTTTTGTTTTTATGGGCGAAGTTTGATCTTTGTATATTTCTGCCATTAACTTATGTTAACGTTTAGTTGTAGAAGTCTTGAACTTCCTTTGGTGTCGCTAAACGAAAACCCTCCTCTGAATCAAAGATTTTTTGAGCATCTTCTTCTGACATAGCCACAAAAGGATGATCCTTTGTAAATGTATATCCATGAATATCGTATCTCATGTTGTCTCTTGTCATACGAACAAGGACTGTATCTTCTGGCTGAGCCTTCGGGTCAAACTTAGGAAGAATTTCAATTTCCTCTGTGTCTTTTTCGATTGCCTCTACTGTACTTTGGTATACACTCCAAGTAACGCCTTCTTCTGCTAGAGCCGCAATAATGTCTTTTTTATTCTTTAGGTTTTCTGTATCAACTGCAAAATCTGTTGCAATTACCTTTAGTTCAGCTACCTTTAATGTGTCAAACGACATATTTTATTTCTCCTTTTTCTAGGTCCTTTAATTATAGCATTGTTAAATTAAAATGAAAAGCCCCCAAAATTAATTGGGGGCCTTTCGGTAGTTTAATTCTTAATTAATTAAGAAGCAACCTTAACGTTCTTTACAACTACCCAAGCGTCTGCCTGCTCGATTTGAACACCAACACGAGTATACATTGTGTACTCGATTGAGTCCTTACGTGGCCAGAAGAATCGGTAAACAGTAACATCACGCTTGATACCAATAACAACGTTATTTGGGAATGTCAAGTGGATATCTCCGTGTGAACCTGATGGGCTTGCATATGTACCTGTCTGTGTCTCAGGAAGCAATGGAACTTCAACGATTGGAATACCAAATGCGTATGGAGCTACATATCCTGCTGGACCTCCAAGAACTGGAACGTCGCCACGGATGATGCCTGAAGCAATATCTTGTGGAGTAACATTCTGGATGTTCTGTGAGTTTGAGTATAGGTAATCTTGGATCAAGTTTGATCCTGCAAGGAAGCGAAGGTCTGTACGACGTTGCTTGTACTTACGTGGAAGAGCCTTAAGGGCTGAGTTAAATACTGCACGAGAAACTGCAGCACCTGCAGCATCGACAACGTGACCGCTTGTCTTTGCCTTCTTAATTACACCGTCAAAAGACTTGTATAGTGCATCGCTTGAAAGTGATGTATCACCGTTAAGAATAACATCTTCGATGTCATTTCCTGCTTGTGTTGCCATCATACGTGCAATGTGATCTTCTAGATCTGCACCTTCAATGTTGTCTTCTAGAGACTCTGTTGAAAGCTCCCAGTCCATGCGGAGTTTCTTTGTTGTGAGAGAAATTTTTGAGAAAGTAACACCGCTGTTAGCAGCTGTGTTTTCGCCTTCGGATGCAAGCTTTACAAGCTTCTCTCCTACGGACATACGATCAATTTCTGTTGTGTCAGCTTTCATGCGGACTGTACGTGCAACCTTACCAATTACGGTAGCATCGAACATATAGTCCAAGAATCGTGCTGATTGTTCTGGGTTTAGAAGTCCACCGTTGCCATTTTCTGAAGCAACATGAACGCCTGAACCACCTGTTGAAGAACCGAACCCAGTTGATACTGTTGCACCAGCTGCTGCGGCCTTTTCTAATAATTCATTACTCATTTTTATTTCACCTACCTTATTTTAGTTAAAGATTTCATTTACGGAACCGAGGAAAGCTCCAGACCATTTTGATTTTGATTTAGTAAATACCTCAGACCCGCCAAGGTCAGAGGACTTCTTAATTGCGGTATCGCCTTCTACGGCATCAACCTGCTTTTGAACACCATCAATGGTGCCCTTTATTTCTGTCACAGCTGCACTAAGTGCGCTGTGCTTTTCTGCCAACTCAGAAATTCTATCATCGACGCTCTTGCTGAAAGCTTCAACAGATGTCTTAATCTCTGTTACTTGTGCAGCATTTGCTTCTGTAGCCTTTGTGAGTGTC